GAGAAGTATTACAGCAAAAAGATTAGGAATAGACAACACACCAAATAGCTATCATTTATCTAATATGGAGTTATTAGCAGAAAAAATATTTGAGCCTCTTAGAAAGCACGTAGGAGGTCCTATAAAGATCAATTCATTCTATCGTTCGCCTGAACTTAATCAAGCGATTGGTGGGAGTTCAAAATCGCAACATTGTAAAGGCCAAGCAATTGATATTGATGACACATACTCTTATATGAGTAATGCCGATATGTATAGATATGTAAAAGAAACTTTATCATTTGACCAAATGATATGGGAATTTGGAGATGGAGTAAATCCTGACTGGGTACATATTAGTTATGTAAATGAAGATGATAATAGAAATAGATGTTTAGTAGCTTATAAAGACGATAATAATAAAACAAAGTATAAAACTATATAATGAAACTATGGAAAATTGTCCTTTTTGCGGTAGCTGTACTTGTCACTAGTTGCTCAATACAGCCAAAACCTAAATTACAAATTACTCACGTATTAGCTGTAACACATGAAGGTGATACTTTAAAATTACCTATTGATGTTATAAGACCTGTTAATTATAGAATTATAAATTATAGTTCAGGATATGGTTATGGGTGGAATAACTGGTATAGACCTTATTATCATAATTATGTTCCGAGTTATGGAAACAGTGGTAGAGGTAGTAATAACAATAGCAGTAGTAATGCTGGTAGTAGTAAAAATAACTACGGTCAAACACCTAATCCTAAATCTGTTCCAAGTACAGATAGATCTTCCAATTCAGCAACTGTCAAAGAGCCAAGGAAATAAAATTATTGTTTAGATTGTGGTAAAATTTTTGATATTTTAGAATATCGAGGAGCAGTCTTCATTATTTTTTGTCCTTGCATCCAACCTGTATAAGGAACCTTCCCCACACTTAAATCACTAAGCATATGCCAATTTATTAATCCTCTTCTTTTAAGAGAGCTCATATATTGTTGTTCCATATCTTTATCATGTGCTGGTCTGTTTAACACATATACTGGCAAATGCCAACTATGTGGATCGCAATTACTAACTTTACCACGTTTGTCTTTGGGTCTTGCTTTTATAGTTTTAGCAAAGAAATCAAAACCTATAAGATCAATACTTTTATATGTTTTTATTTTATCAATAAACCATATAATACTTATAAATCCTGCACTAGGTCTATAATCATTTACACCTAATAAATCTTTATCAAACTCTTTCATTATTTTAACTAATTCATCATCAGAATACATTTGTGTATATTTAGGAAAATCTTTTGGTAATCTATCTTCTAATATCCAGTCTTTTAATTTTAAATTTCCTCTACATCTATTAATTAAAATTTTAGTATTTTTAAATTTACCATTAGTAAATTTTTTTTTTACATTATTATATGATGGTGCTCTAAACTGCCCTGTAATCCATATATCACATTTAGTACCTAAAGATTCTTCTTGTAAAGGTGTAGCTTCAATAGCTCTACCAAATCTTACAACAATATCATATTTATCAATAAACTTTGCAAGTTTATGATTCATAATCTCTACAGAGTTACCAACAAATATAATACGTTTATTTTTTACAAACTGTTGTATACTTTCCACCATTCTTCTGATAGTTCACCATTTTTATATTCATCAAACCAAGGCCCACCATTTGTATAATGTAATGCTTTAGCATTTTTGCAATCATAATGTCCAACTAAACAATTAAAATCTTTAGGTATTGAACCTATATTTTTTTCATTAATAAAATGAAATTCATGTAGCTGTGCAGGTGTTGCATTATCTAAATATTCTTTTGTTAATTTATTTTTAAATTGATCACATCTAAATACCATTAATGAACTCCAGTTCTTTTTTGGATATGATTTGTTTTGTATACCATTCATTTTGTTAGATTCTGCTTCATAATCATCATGCTTAACAACTGCCATTGGCTCATTACCATTTACATATCTTCTTATGTTTCTTGGATCACCCTTCCATAAAAAATCATTATCACAAAACATAGCTATTCCTTTATAATTACATAAAAAAGGTACATAAAATCTTGTAAAAGAAAATTCTGTAGATTCTCCTTCTACATCTTCTCTGCCATATATACCAGCTTTTATTAATGCAGCTTTATCTAAATAAGTAATGTCTGCTTCTGGCCAGTAATTTAATATAGACTGCTTACATACTTTTGTAGCGTCTTTGTATCTTGAGTCGTGTCCTATAAATATTCTCATTTTATACTTGTTTACCTGATGTTCTTCTGTTTATATCATCGTGATTAAATTCAGCCCAATATAATTCAAAAGCTACACCATTTTTTAATCCTTCAAATTGATGGAACTTACCAGGTTTGACCATAGTAAAGTCTCCAGCTTTTAATATTGTTTCGTCAACAAGACCTTGATCATCTTGCCATACTCTTACGAGCATTTCACCGGATTCAACAAAAAATCCGTTCCATTTATATTTATGTTCGTGTTCTGAACATTTATATCCTTTATTAAATTCTATTCTGTGAAATTCTAATACACCATTTTTATGTATCATCTTGGTATTACCCCAAATTTTACCTGCTTTCATTTTTATTTACTTATTGGTGACCAAGGTTCTTTAACATTCATATCAAATTTTTTATTTATATCATAGTACCATTTTTTATATTTTACTGAATCAATAATAACTAAATTATTTGGTACTTCAAACCATTCTCCGTCTGGCATTATAAAAGCAACATAACCAACTTTTACTTTTGGTGGTGGTGGACATTCCGGGCAGGAATCAATATTATTTGTAAATAATATTAATACTAAATATATTATTAAATTTTTCATAGTTTATTAAAATAAGGTTTAGACCAATTAGCTTTATTCATAAGTCTAGCTTGACTTTGAATTTTTTGTTTTTGTTTAGGTTGCCAATTAATCCAAACAGGTCTTTTGTTTTGTTTATTTGTAGTTACTTTAAATTTTTCTAATGTTTGATTTGGTTTATTTTTAAAGTGTATACTTATTAATATTCTTGGTCCAATAGTATCAACTTTATGATATTGATATTGTGGAATGTATAGCAAATCGCCTGGTTCTAAAATAAACTCTTCAGCTATTTCATTTGGTTTAGCAGGAGCAAATTCTTTATATACAGTCCATTTAGTTTTACCTTCGGTATGAAATAAAAAGTTTTCAGTACCATCTGCATGAGCAGGAAATGATTTTGAATTAGCTTTAGGTGAAGCATATACATTTGCTTGACCGTGACCAAAATACTTTTCAAATTCAAAACATATATCAACTAAACTTTCTTTTTCATATTCAACAAATGGTATAACAAAAGTTCTATCTTCGTTAGTCCATTGTTTATACATTTCTTTTTTAGATAAAAGTATTTCTTGTAATTTATTATTTCTTACTTTATCTAAACACCATCGACCATCGCCTTCTTTACGATAATCAATAATTTGCAAACCTTTTACATGAGGGTATCTATTTAAATAATTATTAAAATCATTCCACGTAAATAAATCTTTAAATTTATTTCTTCTAATTATTAAATGTTTTTTACCCCAATAATTTTTAAAAAAGTTTGCTACGCCTACAGGCTCTAATATATTTTCTAATGTTATTTTATCCATCGCATGCTAAACAGTTTTCATCCATAGCTTGTTCGGCAATATCACCTCTAAGTACAGATTCGGTTCTCATATAATATAATGTTTTAATACCTTTTTTCCATGCTTCCATATGAACTCTATTAATCCATTTTGGTGTTGCTATTGCTGGAAACGCTAGGTTTAAGCTAACACTTTGATCAATATATTGTTGTCTTATGCCAGCTTGATTAACTAATTCCAATTGATTAATTTCTTTAAAAGTTTTAAATATTTCTTTAACAGGTATATCATGAGGCCCGTGTGTAATACTATCTAATTGTTTTAAGCCTTGTATAGATCCACCATCTTTTAATATTTTTAACCATATCCTTTCGTTATCTATCTTATGTTTTCTTAAGATTTTTTTGAGCGTTGGGTTTTTCCTGATGAAGGTACCTTTTGCTGATTGCTCAGTGAAAACATTAGCCGCCCACGGCTCAATACCTGGGCTGACGTTTCCACTAAGCTTAGAGTTAGAGACAGTAGGAGCAATAGCGCGTAGATGGGTATTACGTAAACCAGTACCGACACACCAAAGAGGTTCTCCAAAAATTTCAGCCAAAGCTCGTGAAGCTCGTTCAGACTCGATTTTAATTTGTGAAAATATTTTTCTTGTTTCATATTGTGATAATAATCCTTCAAACGGTAAACCTTTTTCCTGTAAATATGTATGCCAGCCTAACACACCTAATCCTAATGCTCTACCTTTTTCAGCAGATCTAACAGAATTGTGGAAGCCAACTTTACCTTTTGACTTTTGTATAAATTCTTCTAAGACGCCATCTAAAAACCAAGTAGCGTCATATATTAAATTAGTTCCTTTCCATTCATCGTACTTGGCTAAGTTTAACGATGATAAACAACAAACAAATGAATGAGATTCATCTGTGTGTAATGTAATTTCAGAACATATATTTGTCATATGTACTTTTAATCCGTGTTTTTTGTAAGCATCTGGATTATTTTTGTTTGTATTTCCCTTAAATAAAATATAAGGCTCTCCAGTTGCTTTTCGCTTTTGTAATAGCTTTCCCCATAATTTTCTTGCATCTTTATCACCTGCATCAAGTTTTCGCATGAACTTATCGCCGACCACAGCGCACTGGTGTAAGTTGAGCGATTGACGATTAATGTCTCCTTTAGGTTCACGTATTTCCAACCAGTCTTCAAAGTCGGGGTGATCAATATTAATGTTAACGCTTGCAGCTCCTCTTCGGACAGATCCTTGATTCGTGGCAAGTATAGTTGAATCGTAGATTTTACAAAAAGGCACAGTTCCATCAGATGTTCCATTTCCTGTTATGTTTGCACCGGCGGGTCTAATCATATTCAATCCGATACCAACTCCACCGCCGTGCTTTGCGAGTAGCATCATCTCTAAATTTTTCATACCAATATCATGTATACTATCCGCAACATCGATACCAAAACATGATATAGGCAATCCTCGATCTGTGCCTGTATTAGATAGCACAGGAGAAGCTAAACATAGCCAACCTTTCCATATATATTCAAAAAAAGTTTCAGTTAATTCTGGACGATTTAAACGCTTCGCTATAGTTGTACAAACTCTCATATAAGCATCACGAGGTGATTCACCATTAACTAAATAACCGCCCGCTATTGTTTTTTTATACACATCTGTATCACCCCACGAAGGATAATCTACACCTTTTTTCCAATCTTTATTCCACATTATGTTAATAAATGTTTTATCCAGGCAACAAGCCCATTAATATTTAATGCTACTAAGTTCCATTGTTTTCTAGCAGCTGTTTGTACCATTACACAAATAAATCCTGCAATATATAATTTAGGTTCAATTGTCCATTGAGCTGCAACTAAAAAACCAGCGCCCATATATCCAATACGAGTAGACATTTTTTCAATAGGTGTTAACCTTTTAGTTGTTGCTATAATCTTTAGTAACTTTCTATTCATTACCAAATATCTTCAAAGTCTTCACCTTCATTAGCTTTGCTATAATCAGTTGGCCTAACCGCAAAGAAATCTGTATGGGTATGACCACCGGTAAGATGATCAAACCAAGACATATTTTTAATACATTTGGGGTCATAAAACGTGAAGTCCCATTGTTTATACTTTTTACTTGTGTAACCCAACTCTGCAAGTTTGTCACCAAGTCTCTTTTTAATAAAATGTGTAAGGTCATATTTTGTTAAATTTTCTATATCACCCATCTCAAATATCTTATTTATATAAGTTACTTCAGCATTGTGCATTGTTAAAGCTGCTTCAAATATATGTGGTTCACATTCCTCTTTTAATCCTGGTATTTGTGAACACATTTGTCTAAATAATTGACAACCCATTTTGCTGTGAAGAGATTCATCTCTCACACTCCATTTCATTTGCTGCCCAATACCTTTAAGTAAATTACGCATTTGAAAAGAATAAAGCACTGCAAAAGCGGAATATAAAGAAACTCCTTCTGCGAAAGCAGAGAAAACAGCCAATGACTTTCCGATACCCACGGGATCGTTGCCATCATATGACACGAGATTGTCAAAACGAGCAGCCGTAGCTGGTTCATGTAAGAAAGCCTCGTAGTCTTCAAGTCCAAGTGTTTCATTTAAATAACTATAAGCTACAGCATGTATTGTTTCTTGTGAGCCGAACATCATAGCCATTTGCTGTATCTCATGTTTAGGAAACCATGATACGACTTTCTGTGTCCAATAATCAGACACTGCACATTCTGTTTGTGCAAATCCTAATAGAATATTACCCACTAAATTTTTTTCTTCTGGAGTTAGTTTTTCATTCCAGTCTTTAACATCACCTGACATAGGTATTTCAGTATGTAACCAAAATGCTTGTGCTTGTTTTAACCAACCCTCAGTATAATACTCTGGGTATTCAAAAGGCTTATAAGGTATTCTTTCTGTAAATAGTGGTGCTGCCATATTAAAATTCTATTAAAACTTCTAACTTTCCTCTATAGGGACTACTATACCAATTATTAAAAGCCTCTTCTTTTATTTCGACTAAATTAGATGGTATATAAAAACGTTTACCGTCTTCAGTTTCAACCGCAACCTTATAAGGTGTTACTTTAGGTGCGTCGTTTTTTTGTAAAGCAATTGATCCTGAGAACATAATTGCTACTAAATAAATTATTAAGTTTTTCATATTGTTAATTTTTCCATTCTATAGCAAGATCAATAAAAGGTAAATAAAATACTACCTGTGACCAAATTGGGCCTTCATAAGTTCTTACACCGAATAATAATCCGGGATATAAACCTAAAGCCATTGACCAATTATCTTCCTTGCCCTTTGTATTTTTTGACATAATTTTTACTTGATTTTAAATTTGACGTTTTAGACTTCGCGTGAATTCCTTTACGTTTTATTTTGTGTTTTTTTCTATATTGAAATATATTTAATTTCTTAGCCATAACATTTTACATTGTATTTATTATGTATGAATTCTAAGTCTTTCCACTTTAAACAACCACGTGTAGATAATGACCATTTTATAAACGAGTCAATCTTACGCTCTTTATATTTGCGTCTTGCTAAATGCTTGGCTGACTCTTTAAAATTTCTATTACCTTGTCGCATTCTTTTTGATTTTGTGGTTTAAATAAAGTATAGTTTGGAAACTGTTGAGTTACCAATCTTTTGAATAACTTCCATCTCATTGGAAATGATTCATTAGGTCTACCTTTTGTTTCAATAATAAAGTCTTTGCCAATAAAATCAGGTGTATATTTTATAGGTAACACTCTTTTGCTTCCCCTATTTTTAAATATTCCTTTACTATTAGCTTGTCTTTCGTAGGCTTCATTTTCAAAATGAAAGCCATTTAATAATACAAATGTTTCACCTTCGTATTTGGCTCGTATACCAGCTTCTTTCAAAACAATATACATATATTTTTCTAAGCCAGAAGCGAAAGTGATTCCATCGTATTCAACTTTTTTTGAAACTACGGGACCTCTTTTCTTTTTTCTATAGTACTTCTTCCTCATGAACTTCTACTTCTTTTACAAATGTACCGTTAATCATTTTGCCTTTTCTATTTGCTATTTCAGAATAAGCTGATTTAATACATTCTTCAATAGTAACACCCTCAAGATATGCTAAGTTTGTTAATACAACAACTATATCACCAATAGCATCTTTAATTTCAGGTTTATCTTTATTAAGTAAAGCTTTTGCTAATTCACCAGCTTCTTCTTGAAGCTTAACATATTGTGTGTGAGGATTACCTTTTTCGTATATACCTCTTTCATTAGCCCAGTATCTTATTAAATCAAAGATAGGAATATCCTCTATTTCAGTTGTACCAGGTTTGAATTTTCTAGCATGCTCCACTAAGCTTTCTAAGCTATTTATTTTTGTGAATGCTCCCCATAAAGTTTTATTATATACATAGCTTCTTTCACTATTATACATTGACTCATGTGCATTTGTTGCTATCCATTTTATTAATTGTGGACACAAAGCAATTTTACCAAATCCTGTTTTCCAAATTAAATTTGGTTCATTTTCTAAAGCTTCTTTAAGCTTAGTTACTTTTACAGGAAATGTTGTGGTTTGTTCGGTTACGTTTATTTTCATTTTAAATAAATTTTTATAAAGTTTATTGTCTTTTCTATATCCAAAAGACTTTTGAAGTTCTATTTCTCTATCAGATATATAATGAATATCTGTAGAAGATTCTAGAACTTCGTATTCACCAGGTTTATAACCCTGCACTTGCGTAACCCTTTTATTAAGATCACGTGTTACACCAATTTTTTTACCCGGAATGTGATATAAATAATATGTCATTTTCCAACATTTAGTTTTGCCGGTATAGCTGGCAAAGGATTATAATTAATTAATTCAAAGTTTTTCTTTTTAGGTATTTCTAATCCAGGATTACTTCTATGGCCTCCTTTAAATACAATACCATTACCGTGTATTTTTAATTTTGGTAATTCTATATGGTCAGTTTTTCTATAAATATATGTGCTTGCGGCATCAATATGATTTAAATATAAATGACAATCGCCAAGTTGACCTATCAACTTACCTGGTTTGTATTCTGTATTAATACAAAGTAATTTAAGCAATACACCATACATTGCAATATCATAAGGCAAACCTAAGAACACATCTGCAGACCTTTGAATCCACATTAAATCCATTTTATCATTATTTATATTGACTTGTATAGCATAATGGCATGGAGGTAAAACCATATTCTTTAATTTATCTGGTCGCCATGCACTTAGTATATGCCTTCTTGATGATGGATCAATAATAATATTATATATTAAATTCATTAACTGGTCATAGCCATTAAAGTCACGCCATTGCGCACCATATACAGGGCCTAACGTTCCGTCTTTACGGCCTGACCTTTTATAATCATCATCCCAATAATGAACACCATTTTCATGTAAGTAACCCATATCCGTTCTACCATTTAATATCCATAATAGTTCTGATATAACGTGGTTAAAATACATTTTCTTTCCAACTAACATTGGAAAACCTAATGACATATCATGTTCAATTTGTCTACCAAACAGAGACTTAGTACCTACACCTGTTCTATCTTTCTTTTCAGGTGCTGACTGCAATAAGTTTGCTAGTAAAGCTCTATATTGATTTTCTATATTTGTCATAATAATATTTACACATTTTATAATACTCAGGCCATATAGTTTTTCTATCGTATATATGAGGAGATATATGTGGCACCTCACCTTTTTTATATGGACCTATATTAATTGTTATTCTCCAGTGGTCTAAATCATTTTGTATACCCATAGGTGATATTCTTATATTATTTCTTCTACAGAATAAACACGCTTCCATTTCTTCTTCTGAAGCAAAGTATGAGGGCATTGGTTTTGATTTTCTTCTAGGCATTATGTTTCCCAAGGCATTGGCTCATCATCAATACTTTCAATTATATGAGGAATAAAACAACCAGAACGAGGATCCCATTTAAAATAAGCTTCAGCTCCGTTCTCGCCTAAATTTTGAAACTTAACTTTTAAAACTTTTGCTTTAACAGTTTTAGCTTCATAATCTCTGTGGACTAATATGCCATGATAACTTGCATCATACCATTCACCACCACCTTTAATATTATACATTGTTGGCTCTTCTATTTTACCATCTTGTGTTTTATACATTTTAGTTGGGTGAGCAACAATAAATACTAAGACATCAAACTTTTTTGCAAACGTTTCAATCTTAGTAAGATAATCCATTGTATATCTATTTACATCCTCAGATTT